AAATTGAAATAAGTGTTAGGAATGCCTTGACAAAAGGTGTTCCTATCATGTATAATGGTTACAAGATTGAATAGGAGTTTATATTATGACCGAAGACACTAAAAAACCACAACCTACTGTAGAAGCTGATATCGGCATGGGTGGTATTGATAAATTCAATTCTGAAACTGGCGTATCTGAAATCATTAGACCAAGTGAAATGGATGATAATAAACCATTTACGATAGATGATTATAATGCACAGATGAAAGTTGCACAAGATAAACGAGAACAAGGTGAAAAGATTATGAGTGAAGAAACACAACAAGTAGATAAAGGTGAACCTGTACCAGAAAATCCAGGCGGAATTGAAATTGCAATGCGACCCAAGCTTGCAGTTTATATAATGAAATGTCAATTCCCAAATGAAATTACAACAGAATTAAATGAACATATAGAAAAAGTTATTATTCCAAATAATGTAGACCATTCAGAAGGTCTTGTTGGACAGATTAGACAGAACAAAGAAAAGTCAGCTCAATTAACTTTCCCACATAAGGGTGATGAAGTTGGTGAAATGTTTAGTGGTGTATTAGAAAAACTTGCAAAAGAATATGTTGCAAAGTCACTTTCAATGGAATGTGAAACCTCAATGAATAGTATGTGGACTGTACATAGTTACAGTGGTGATTACAACCCTTTACATGACCATGGCACAGAAACCCCAATGGGTGTATCATGTATCATGTATTTAGATGTACCTAGATGTATTCAAACATTAGATAACCCATCAGAGGAATTTGGTGGACTTAATGGAGCATCTGGTGCAGTAGATGGGTTTACATATTTAACATGGGGTTCAAATGGAATGAGAGATGTTAATATGATGCGACCTGTTACAGAGGAATATGTTAAACCAGAAGCTGGTACATTGATTATGTTCCCTAGTTGGTTAAGACATGGTGTTATGCCTTTCTTTGGAAAAGAAGATGATGAAAGAAGAACATTTTCTGCCAACATCAATATTACTTTAGGTGAAAAACTTATGGATACTGAATCGTGAGTCTAAAAGACCTTTCAGATTCTTTAGATAATAAAAAACAAAATAAAACTTTTGAATCACATGCACAAATAAAAACTGTTGCCTCTTATAAATTGATGGCAGTGCAATTCCCAGATACATTTGTTGATGATATCAATAAACATATTGATGAAGTTATTATACCTAGTAATGTATCTCATGGAAGTCAGTTAGTTGGACAGATTAATCAAAATGAAAAATCTGCTCAATGGACTTTTCCTTTTGATACTGATATGGGTAAAAATTTTAAAACTGTTATAGATAGATGTGCAACTAGTTTAATAAAAGATAAAACAGGTTATTCTCGTGATAGTGTTGCAGATGCTTTTGAAGCATGGACTGTACACAGTTATGCTGGAGATTACAATCCATTACATGCACATGGTTGTCATACACAAGCTGGACTATCTATGATAATGTATTTGAAAGTGCCAAAGTGTATTGAAGATAAACCATCATTTCCCAGTTTACATAATGCCTCTGGTGACATTGATGGGTTTACAGGTTTAATCACATCAACAAATACTATTGCAGATGTTTACAGATTAAAGTTAGATGCACAAGAATATATAAAACCTAAAAAAGGATTTATGATTATATTTCCTAATTGGTTACAACATTGTGTCATGCCATTTTTCGGAGATGGTGAACGAAGAACAATGTCTGCTAACTTTAATATCAGAGATAGTAAAGAAACTATTCAACAATTTAAATCACCAACACTAAATAAAGAAAATTAAACAAACGGAGTATATTATGAAACTAAGTGAACACACAGTCGAAGTCTTAAAAAACTTTGCAACAATAAACCAAAACCTTGTAATTAAAGAAGGTAATACATTGACAACAATGTCTGCAATGAAAAACATTGTAGCAAAAGCAGAAGTATCAGAATCATTTGAAAGGGAAGTAGCAATCTATGACCTAAATGAATTTCTTGCTTCTCTATCTTTATTTAAAAGTCCAGTCTTGGAATTTGATGAGTCATTTGTAACAATCAAAGAAGAAAACACAACAACCTCTCTGAAGTATTTTTATTCAGACCCATCAGTTGTAACTACACCAAGTAAAACAATTAAGATGCCAAGTAAGGAAGTTACATTTTCATTAAAAGGTGAAGACTTAACTAAACTAAAAAGAGCTGCAGGTGTGATTGGAGCACCAGATTTAGTCTTAGAAAAAAAAGATACAGGTTCATTCTTAACTGTAAAAGATAAAAAGAATGATACTGCAAATACTTATTCTTTAGATGTTACTACAACATCAGAAGGTAACTTTAACTGTTTCTTTACAGTCGAAAATTTAAAAGTTATGGATGGCAACTATGATGTAGAAATATCATCAAAGAATATTAGTCATCTATCATCTTCAAATAAAGATGTAGAGTATTGGGTAGCACTTGAGCCAGAATCAACTTATGAATAACAAATTGGATTATATATTATGGAAACTTTTTTATGGGTTGAGAAACATCGCCCAAGCACAATCAATGATTGTATTTTACCAGAAGATTTAAAGAAAACTTTTAAAGATTTTGTAGAAGACAAACATATACCAAACTTAATTTTATCAGGTGGGCCTGGTGTCGGTAAGACTACTGTCGCCAAAGCAATGCTTGATGAAATTGGTGCAACATCATTACTTGTAAATGGTTCAGAAGAATCTGGTATTGATGTACTTAGAAATAAAATTAAAAACTTTGCCTCAACTGTATCACTTGAAGGTGGTCGTAAGTATGTTATACTTGATGAGGCAGATTATTTAAATCCCCAATCTACACAACCTGCTCTTCGTGGGTTTATGGAAGAATTTCACAAAAACTGTGGATTCATTCTTACTTGTAATTATAAGAACAGATTAATAGAACCATTACATTCAAGATGTAGTGTAATTGATTTCATAATTCCAAAAGATGATAAACCAAAACTTGCAAAAGAATTTTTTGTTCGTGTTAAAAATATTCTCGAATCTGAGAATGTAAAATATGAACCAAGAGTTATAATGGAAGTATTGACTAAATATTTTCCAGATTGGAGAAGAACATTAAATGAATTACAAAGATATTCTACATCAGGTCAAATAGATGCTGGTATTCTTGTAAATATATCAGAGGTAAATATAAATGAACTTATGGTTGCACTCAAAGCTCAGGAATTCACAAATGTGCGAAAGTGGATTGTGCATAATCTTGATAATGACCCTGTACGGATTTTTCGTAGGATTTATGATAATCTTTACACTCATGCTACTGCCGGTACTATACCTCATGCAGTTCTTATACTCGCAAAGTATCAGTATCAGTCAGCATTTGTGGCAGACCAAGAAATAAACTTACTGGCTTGTCTAACAGAAATCATGGTGGATGTGAAATGGAAATAAAAGATGTCCAAGTATTAAAACCTTTTGGGCCTTTAGTTATGATGGCACAATTACCAGAGGGTATTATAAAAACACTCAATGGAATTGTTGATGTAATTAAAGATAAAAAAGATATGGGTCATAGACTTGCTGGACAAATTGAAACTGAAAGTGAAATTCCACATTCTATGTTAGAAGAAAAAAAAGTCATGGACATATTTCATGCAATGGCTAAAAGTTATGTTGAACAAGGTTATATAAATGCTGGTCAAAAAAATATATTAGAAACTATGTCACCTATACAAACTCAAATGCAATCTATTTGGTCTGTATCACAATATGAAAATGAATATAATCCACAACACAATCATTCACATTGTCAGATAAGTGCCGTACTATATTTAAAAGTACCAGCTATGAAACCTAGAAACATAAAAGGTAAAAGTAGAATGGATGGTAATATAGAATTTAATTTTTGCAATCAAGTTGATTTATTCACTACAGGTTCTTTTGTAGTAGAACCTAAACCTGGCAGATTATTAATGTTTCCTAATAGTTTGAATCATCTAGTATATCCATTTTTGGGTTCTGGTGAAAGAAGAAGTATTGCATATAATATGTCATACAAAGGTTTTAGTAAATCAAGTGGCATACAAATTGCTGGAGATGGTGTAAACATGTATAACGAAATTAACTTCCCAGAAACTATACCATGGCGTAGGTTGGAGAAATAATTATGTATGAATTAAAAGAATACTTAAAAGCTATCAATTCTTCCAAAGAAAAACTTATGGATAGTGAAGATGATATGTGGGAAAAGAAATACCCAGCATATATTGTGAACAAATGTCTTGCTCCATTTCAAGACACTATCTTCCTAGTAAATGAAATGAATATGAATCACCAGATAGATAATAAATTGCAGTTTGACTTTTTACTAAATACTCTTAGAACAAGACAAAGGTACACGCCTTGGTTGAAAGCGAAGAAAGAAGAACATTTAGAAAGTGTTAAAGAGTATTATGGATATAGTAATGAAAAAGCAAAATCAGCTCTTAATATACTAAATGATGAACAGATAAATACTATCATGAATAGATTGAACAAAGGTGGAAGAAATGGAAAATAATATACAATGGACACAGGAGCAGATGTTTGAGGTTCTTCTGAAAGAACCAGATGACTTCCTAAAGATTAGAGAAACATTATCTCGTATCGGAG